GCTTGATGTTGCTCATGTTGCACTGTCGCTTTCGCGAACTCACGCAAGAACTCCTCCATACTCGTGAAAACTTTGATGGTCTTCAATTTTGCGTCGGTTTTGTTCCTGTGCATGAGTGGCTCGACTTCTTGGAGAGTGATCTCCCAGTAATCGGGGAACTTTTCATCAATGGGGGGAAGCTTCTTCGGGTCAATGAACAACTTGTTCTCGGCCGCAAACTCCTCCTTAGGACGAATGTGCACAACAAACGGCAATCTTCTTCGCACCGCCAGTGGGCATGAGAAAAACTCAGCAGCATTCAAGTGTGGCACATTGGATGTAGCCAACACAAGTTTTGCCATCACCGGCGTTTTGCCCTTGTCCTCAACCGCCGCCTGCGGAGGGATATAGGGCACATTGTTGATGACGTTGATGATGTCACGCACAGTTGGATCCACTTCAGGACACTTGGTTGGATCCAGCAGGGCAATATCATCCATACGAATGCACCACATGCTTGGATCGAAGTTGCTCCAATATTCATCCATCGGACTTCTCGCAAACATGTAGTGGTCATCAACATCCAAACCGTGCAACTTGCCATAGTAATAAAACATGGCCTTGGTGAACGTGGACTTGGCAACACTGGATCCTCCGTAAAGAAGAACTCCAAATGGTGCTTTACGTTCTTTCTGAGCAGCACGCTTGGTCAGATCCAAATTCTTCAGGAGTTTGAGATTGCACAACTTCTTGTTCATCGCGCTCATCTCAGGCAAGTTCGATTTCTTCATGAACCGCACATACGCCTCTCCTTTCTCGATAGAAGCATTCAGATCGGATGTGAAGGCAAAGTAGGTGGTACCCAATGCCTCCAGGTTGGAAGTGAAATTTCCAAGGCCCAAAAGCCGGTCCGCTTCGCGAAACCAAGCTGAATAGGCTGCCTCCGTGTGGACAAGACTCATCCAGTCACCCGTCACGCGATACGCACTGATACGTTCGCAGATAGTGATGGCAGTGTCGACAACTAGAGTGAGCAAACCAGTCTGGCTGCTGTACTCAACGCGTGTCTTCTTATCCAGGAGCAAAAATTCCTCATCCGAAAGCTCACGGCCAACTTGCTTCAGAAAACCTTGAACCAGCAAATAGGTGTAGAGCTTGCGCAAGCGTGCTACAAGAGGATTGGAAAGTGCGCTCGTACTCAAATCAAAAAACTTCCGAGCTGCTTGCACTCCATCATCAAAAGCACCTTGCAGATTGTTGGTGGCGCCAAACAATCGCATGAAGGATGCAGTCACACCGCGTCCCATGACGAGTTTGTAAGCAAGCGAAACGCACACGGCGTAATCCGCTGCTGACGAACACTTCCGGAACCAGTAAGCAATCTGGAAGAAATTCTCCAGATGCTCAGCAACCTTCTCACAATCGCACAGAGACTCGCGCAGGAGTGACATCTTGGACATCATCACTGCCACAAATTCTGCGCTTTCCTCCTCGTCCTCGGCTTGAAGCACAAAATCGGACATGAGGAGTTGGCGTTCACACTGCGCAACAATACCGTAAGTGGGCAGACAAACATTCATTCGCTGCCCGCCTCGCAGCTTGCGATGCGCAACAATCGTACCGCCACGTTGGAAACCTTGCGTCTCACCGGTGAGTTTCAGACGTAGTGGTCTTTCATTGTACATTATCCACCAATTGTAGTGATCCGCTACTCCGTGGCGTACTAGTTCATCCTGATCGCTTCGAGTCGTATCAAGAGCGAGCGCACAAGACCCC